CACCACCGCATCGCGCAGATGGAGCCGGACTACGAGCGGGCCGCGAATCCCCAGGGCATCGTGATGGCCTGGAAGGGTACCGCAGCGTTGCTCCGGCAGGACGCCACCTTCCCTGCGGTGCTCATGGCGCAGCTTGTTCCTCCGACGAGTGACCCTGTGGTGCCGCGGGCGGGGAGGGATGTCTCGTGGCCGGGGTAGTACGCACGAAGATGACCACCCGCGAGGGGCGGGAACTCGTCACGCGCACCGGCCCGAACGGCAAGCCGATCATCGAGTCGTTCCACTTGCGCCTGTACAAGAAGCTGGCCGAGGCGACGGCCGTTCAGCTTCGCGTCATCGCGGAAGAGAGCCGCGAGATGGTGCTGGACAAGCTCTACGCGGCCCGCCCACAGCCCCCGGGTGCCGCAGTTCTGCCGCGACCGCCGCAGGAACGGCGCCCAGACATCCCGTCGGCCGAGCGCCGGCCGTTCCGGCACGCTCCGCTGGCGCCTCGGACGGTCGACCGGAAGGCCGACGCAGGCCAGGACGGTCGAAAGCTCATCGCTACTGGCGAGTACACCTACGGAATCGAGGTGTTCAAGGGCACCGCGGGAGGCGAAACCTACTACACCGTGCGCCCGAAGCCTGGGATGCACCCCGAAGCGGGTGTCACGCACCGCGTTCTGGCGGCTTTCCACGAGTTCGGAACCTCGAAGATGTCGAAGCGACCTCACTGGGGGCCTGTTCTGGCCGCTGTGAAGGCCATCGTCGCGACTCGGCGCAAGAAGATCAGGGCCGAGGCGCTCCGCAAGGCGCTGAGAAGGGGGGCGTAGGATGTACTTCCCCGTCCTCGACCCCATCCGTGAGTTCTTCTCTCAGGCGCAGTGGGGCGGCGCTGACGTAGTGACCGTTTTCGCTGCGCCGGACCGCGCCCACACACAGGCGTCGCGTGTTTTCGCGAAACGCTCGGGTCTCACGCGCCAGCAGGTGGAGGATCAGCCCACGCCGGTCCCGTTCATGTCCATCTGGCGGTCGCATCCGCTGTTCGACCCGACGCGAGACAGCCGCGCCGTCATTCGCGGCATCAACCGCGACCTCAAGGCAGGCACGGCGCTCAAGATGCGCTTCCCGCAGCCCCAGGTGAGCGACATCCAGGTGGACTTGTGGTGTGGCGAGGCTGGGGGCAAGATCGCGGAAGTGGTCGCCGCCCAGATCGACATACTGTTCCCTGCGGAGAGCGTCTACCTCCCCATCGACTGGTCGTTGGAGAAGTGGTACAAGCCTCCCTTCGACGTGTTCGAGCACGCGAAGGTCTACGGACAGACCCGTGGGCGCCTCGTGCGCTCACAGGGATGGACAGACAACACGAACCTGGAGTACGCCGCAGGGAACAAGGAAGTGCGCCTCTCTTGGCAGGGGCGCTACGAGTTCTATCTGCCCTACAAGCCCGAGGAAGGTCGCATCGTTCGCGATCTCGTCATCGACATCTTCGATCAAGACAGCAACGCACTGCTGGAAACGCTCAACGTGAGCGCGGAGGACTAAGAGATGGTCGCCCCTCAGATCAACATTTCCGTCACGGACCTGACGCTCTACTCCCCGCGCACCACCAACGCCGTGATGGGGTGTGTCGGGCCCGCCACGAAGGGCGCGATCAACCGCCTGACGGACTTCACGGACGAGGGCAACTTCGTCGGTACTCACGGCATCCCGGTCGACCGGCAGTACGCGCAGCGTGGGTTCATCAGGTACCTGACGCGCGGCAACCAGGGCAAGTTCGTGCGCGTCGCCGGCTCGAATCTGGCGACCGCCCTCGTCACGCTCTACGCGGCCGACGGGATCACCCCCATCCTCACCGTCACGGCGTCCAGCCCAGGCTCGTGGGCCAACGACGGCGGCCTCACGGTCGCAATCACACACAACGGCGCGCAGACCTACAACGTGCAGGTGTTCGCGCTCGGCCAGCCGGTCGGCGCAGACCTCTACGTCGGCGTCACCAACGGAGTCGTGGAGTCGCGCATCAACAACGCGTCGCGGAACATCCGGGTGCAGATGGTCGCAGGCGCGGGCAACACCTTCCCGGCGGCGACCATCAACTCGGTGACCGGCGCTCTCCAGCCGCGTCAGTTGGTGGGCGGCGACGACGGTGCCTTCGCCAAGAGCGACAGCGCGTCCTCGTCCACCTCCGGCGTCGCGGGGCGGCGCTTCTTCGGCAAGATGGACTCGGTGGCCGGCTCGCGCGTGTTCACGACCATCCGCACGATCGACGCCGCGCTCGCTGGGCTGACGACGGCCTACGGCACGATCACTCAGCCGATCGTCCCGGGCACCTTCACCATCCGCGCGCAGACGGGCGCCTCGGCGTTCGTGGAACTGACCGACAACGGCAACCTCTCGTACACGCCGGGCGGTGCTGGTCTCGGCATCCTGACCGGCGCCGCCGGCATCAACGGGTACGTGGACTACAGGACGGGTGCGTACGGCATCAACATCCTCGCGTCCGGCTCGACCTTCTTCGCGGGCGGCACCTTCGGCGCCGTGTTCGTGAAGGCGGTGGCGGAGTCGGTCGGCGCGACGGCGGCGGGGCTCGGGGCGTACGCGGGCAACCTGTCGCGCTTCAAGCTCGCGCCCGGGTTCTTCAACGCGAACAAGGCCGTCATCACGGTCCCGATCAACGAGCAGGTGGGCACGGCCGCTCTCGCGGCGGCCGGCGCGGCCTCCTCGGTCGCGACGCTCAAGACGCTCGCGGGCTGGATCGTCCCGGGCACGATCATCCTCACCCCGGCTCACCCGACGGACACGGTTCCGGCACCCATCTACGACGACGGCCTCGGCGGCTGGCGCACGGCGCCGATCGGTCAGCCCGGCGTCACCGTGCCGGGCACGATCAACTACCGCACGGGCGTCTGGTCGGTCACGACCTGGGATCCTGTGACCGCGGTCCTGTTCCCGGCCGTGACGGCCGCGACGATCGGCGCGCGCTACGACATCCAGATCATCAACATGGGCGGTGGCGCCGTCCCGGGTGAGGCCGACGCGGCCAAGTCCCAGGTGCTCCAGCCCAGTGACGCTGGCGGCGACGCGACCGCGGCCAGCACCGATCCGGGCGCGTACGCCTTCGTGCCGCCCGTCTCGCCTGGCAGCGTGATTCTGACCACGGACGACGTAGGCGGCTCCCCGGTGACCATCTACGACGACGGTGTGGGCGGCTGGCTCGACCGCCCGCGCGGCGACCCACGCGCCGTCGCTGTGACCGGATCCATCAACTACGCCACCGGCGCATGGACGGTCACGTACTCTGCGGCCATCGGCGTTGGCGCGATCATCAGCACCACCTACACCTCGAACCCGTTCGATCAGGCGCGGCGCAGCCTCCGCGGCACCGGCCCGCAGTTCGTCGCCAACGTCACCGCCAACCTGGCGGGTGTGGACCTCACCGCCCCGGCGGTGGCGAACGACTACAACAGCACGAACTTCCTCGACCACACCACGGGCGAGTTCGCCATCGAACTGGACCTCGTCACCACGGGCAACAACACGTTCAACGTGCTCGACAACGGCACGATGACCGCGGTCTACATGCCCGTGGCTGGCATCCTCGGCTTCGGGGACGGCACCATCACCGTGTTCACGGGCACGCTGGAGCCCGCGCCGTTCCGCCGGCAGGCGAACCGCCTCGTGGCCTTCCAGGCCGCGCAGGCGAGCGCCTTCGGCGCCGGCGATCCGCAGGTGTCCTTCGCCACGCTCGGGACCACGAGCGCCGACGATCACTGGACGCAGAACGTCGCGGCGCCGACCGACCCGGACAACTTCCTCGACCTGCGCGACGGTACCACGTCCATCCAGTGGACCGGCGCGCCGCTGCTCGACGAGGCGGTGTTCGTGGCGGCCGACGAGGTGGTCATCCACTTCACGAGCCGCTACCCGGGCGACATCGGCAACGAGCGTACGATCCTGACCGACGGTCTGTGGGTTCAGGTGTTGGCCGACCCGGCGCTCGCGGGCACGCTGCTCGCGCGCGTCTACTTCGGCGCCCTCACGATCATCGAGCAGTTCGGGCTGGCCCCGACGCTCGCGGACCTGGCGGAGTCGATCAACGACCCGCTCAACGGCTCGGACTTCATCCGGGCGACGGTGACGGACGACGCCGGCATCATCGACGCCGATCTCACGGCTGCGCAGTCGGTGGGCATGGACGGCGCGTTCACGCGCGCCGACGTGGTGGGCACGAAGGTCGGGTCGGTGACGACCGGCCTTCAGATGTTCCGCAACCCGGACGCCGTGGCGCTCGACTGGATCATGGTCCCGGGCCAGTGGCACGCGTCGGTCATCACAGGGCTCCAGTCGCTCTGCGAGCGCAAGGGCCGCCGGTCCATCGGCATCGTTCCGACGCCGGACTCGGACGACGTGTTCCAGGTGCGCGACTTCGTGAACGGGGAGTACAACTCCGGCCCCGCGCTCCCGCCGGTTCCCACGGCGCGCGTGCCGTTCCCGCCGTCCACGGCGGTCGACTCGCGCCTCATGGCGGTGTTCGCGCCGTGGCTGCTCTACCTGGACCAGTACACGAACCAGCAGGTGACCGAGCCGCCGGACGGGGACATGGCCGCGCTCGTGGGCTACACCGACTCGGTCGCGCAGCCGTGGTTCCCCATCGCGGGTGGGCGGCGTGGTCGTGTCAGCGCCGACGCGGTGAAGTACTCGGTGGAACTGGACGACCAGAACCTCGTCTACGGCCAGGTCGGCTCACGCACGGAGATCATCAACGTCATCGCGTCGTTCACGGGGCGCGGGCTCCAGTTGAACGGGCAGCGCACGGCGCAGCGTGCGGCGACGAGCCTGGACCGGATCAACGTGTCCTGGACCATCAACGTCATCATGAACAAGCTCGACGCTGGGGCCAAGGAGTTCCAGTTCGAGTTGAACGACACCTTGCTGTGGCGTTCGATCAAGAGCTTCATCGAGTCGGTGCTGGCGCCCATCAAGGAGCGCCGCGGGCTCCAGGACTACTTCGTGATCGTGGACGGGACGACCACGACCGCGGAGGACATCGACAACCTGCGCGTGCGGGCGAAGATTTTCGTCAAGCCGCCGCGCGCGACGGAGTATCTGGACTTCGACATCCTTCTCACGCCAACTGGGGCGGACTTCGCCGACGTGGCTTCGCAGGTCTAGGAGGACTAACCAATGGCCGTTTCGCAATACCGCTACGCCGGCAACGTGTTGGCCCAGGCTGCTTCCATCTGGAACGCCCAGAAGCAGAACATGGGGATGCTGGAGTTGAACCTCGATCAACTCATCCCCGGCGCCAAGGAAGTCCTCATCCTCAGCGTGAAGCAGTTCAACGTGCCGGGCCGTGTGGTCGGCACGGGGGACATGCACTACCTGAACGGCGTCTCGAAGTACGCGACCAAGCCCGAGCCGCAGGGGAACATCACGGTCACGTTCCGGGACTTCATCATCCCTGGCACGCGCCGCATGCTGTTCCAGTGGTTCTCGCTCGTGTTCAACGAGGAGACCGGGCTCATGCTGCCGATGGGTCTGGTCAAGACCATCGGCCACCTCGTGCTGTTCCAGTCGGACGGCACAGGCGAGCGCACGGCGCGGCTGGAGGGCATCTGGCCGACCAAGATGCCGGACATCGCGGTCGACTTCTCCAACGGCGAGGTGCTGGAGATGGAGATGGAACTCGCCTGCGACCGTGTGGTCTGGGATCCGAGCTTGCTGGCTCCGGTCAACGGCTAGGAGGAACCTCTCGGCGTAGTGGGTTTGGAAACTGACGTGTGACGTGGGCTCAATAGGGGCCCGAAGGAGCAACATGCTGCTTGCGAGTTACGTCACGACGCCTGGCGGATGGGGCCACGAGGCCGGCTGCTGGGATCGTGCAGGCATCGAGAATTACTTCTCGGTGCAGTTCCAGAACGGCCCCGCGCAGACGCGCGGGGTCAACGGTGTCGAACTCATCGACGTGTTGAAGGTGTGCGCCGACTTCGCGCGCTCGCTTCAAGGGGCTGAGGGCTCACGCGAGCGAGCGTGCGTCATCACCAAGCTCGACGAAGCGATCCTGTGGGAGCGTGCGCGCGCCGAGAAGGACAACACCCGAGAGAAGGCGGCCGAGCGCGCCGCGTCGCGGGGTGTTCAGTGAGCAACCCCAACGTGGACCCGAGCACGCTCCCCATGGGGCATCCGCTGCGGAAGCTCGCCACCAGCTTGGGTGTGGCAGGGCCTCAGGGGGCTCCTGCGGGGCCCATGGTCGCGCCGCACCGAGTCCCCACGGCTCAGGGCCAGGGGCAGCGGTCACCGGCTCAACTCATCTCGCCTCGGGCGCACGACCCGCTAGGGCGGCCGTTGGTGCTCCCGTCGGGCGGGCTCCTCTACGGTGAGCACTCTGGCGGCGTCATCATCTCGCCCATGCGCGGTGAGCAGGAGGAGATCATCGCAGGCGCAGGCGACGGGCTCGCGGCGACGCCTGCCTTGCGCCACGTCGTGAGCCAGTGCGTGGACTGCCAGGGCATCCCCTACGAGAAGCTCGAACTCTCGGACTGGAGCGCGATCCTCCTGCACATCTTCTCGCTGTCGCTCGGCGAGGACAACATCCCGCTGTTCCCGGTCTGCCCGACGTGCAACGTGCAGTTCGACGGTTCGCGCCCGCTCTCGCAGGTTCCGTGTCGGATGCTCCGGCGCGCGCAGGCCGGTGAGCCGATGACGTGGCCGCCCGAGACGGCGCAGGACGAGGACGAGGATCTACGCATCCTGCGGGAGATGGGCATCGACGGCGGCGCCGCTCCTGCGGTCCAGGAGGTGTTCGTCTCCGGCGCGCTCGTCGAGCCGATCGACGTGCCGCTCGCGAACGGGCAGACCATCGGCATCAGGTACCTGCGCCTGGAGGACTTGATCCAGGCGGAGGACTTCGCCGAGCGGTCGCAGAGCACACAGGCGACGACGCCTGGCTCGAAGCTGCACAGCTTCATCCACGCGCGCACCATCTCGACGATCGACGGCAAGCGTGTGGGCGTGATGGAGGCGATGAAGTGGGTCAAGGCGGCGCCCATGCCGCTCCTCTCGCAGCTTCGCCTGGCGGCCGAAAGGAGGTCGTTCGGTTACGAGCTTTCGCCCTCGTTCAAGTGCCCGAAAGGACACTCGTTCCGGCAGCAGCTTCCCTTGAACGGGGCGATGTTTCGTCGTCGCCTCGGCACTTCGGTCCGTTGAGCAGGTTCAGCAGGAGCGGTACATGATGATGCGAGCGGGAGTCTCCTACTCGGACTGGCGCCTCATGGCGGCGTTCCAGCGGAGGGACTACCTCGCCCGGCGGACCGTGGAGCAGGCCGCGATCAAGAAGCAGATGGAAGAGACGACTAGCCTGAGTGGGATGCTCGGGCTGCTCGCCTCCAGGTTGATGGGGTTCTAGACCATGGCCGACGGGTTCGAGACGATCGGGTGGGTGCTCAAGGTCGAGGACAAGGCCACCACGACCATGAAGAAGATCGTCTCCGCCCTGGAGGCGCAGGTCGAGAAGGTCGCCTACTCCGCCGGCAGTTTCACGCAGAAGATCAGGGGGTGGGGCGACAAGCAAGGCGACGTGCTCAAGGGCGTCTCCAAGCTCGCGGCCGGCATCTCGGAGTCCTTCGGTCAGGTGTTCGGCTCGCTCGCCATGGAGTCGGGGACTTTCCTCGTCGACAAGCTCAAGGGCTACATCGAGAAGGGTACCACTCCCTTCACTTCCATCCTCGCTATCCCCGTGAAGATCAAGCAGGGGTGGAAGGATCTAGGGAAGTTCTTCAAGAAGGAGCGCACTTGGGGCGAGCTTCTCGAATCAAGCGCCGTTGGTGTCAAGAAGCTCAACACGGGGATGCTCGGCCTCGGTAAGACCGTCCGCGGTACCGCGTCTGGCGTCTGGTCGAAGATGTTCGGCAAGCCAGCGCAGCTTGACATGAAGGGCGCCACGCAGAACGCCAGCTTCCTGCGGCGCCAGATTGACGGCATCTACACCATCGGCGCCGGCTTCAAGAAGCTCGGTGGGCTCGCCGGGATCATACTTGGCCCCTTCGGCAAACTCCTCGACTTGTTCTCCCCGTTCATCGACATGATCGTAGAGATGTTGGTGCCGGCGTTTGAGACTTTCGCGGCGATCATCAAGACGGCCTTCGGGCCGTTGGCGATGACGTTGGAGATCGTCGCGCAGAGCTTGGCTACGGCGATCGTCCCGTTCATCAAGCCCCTGGCCGCGTTCTTGGAGATCGCAGCGGTTCAGGTCGGCGTGATGATTCAGGAGCTTCTCAAGGGGAAGCCGGAAGCGATCTTCGCGGGGCTGTTCGAGATTCTCAACGCCGCGCGCCCCGTTCTCATGCACCTCATGACGGTACTGTTCGACGCCGGCAAGCAGATCGGTGGGGCGCTGTTCCGTACGTTGGTGAAGGTCGGGCCGGCACTGCTCCAGCTTGCTGTAGGCTTGCTCGACGCGATCATCCCGCTAATCGAACCGCTGACTAAGCTCGCGGTAGTCCTGTTGGAGAAGGTGTTCGTACCCGCGCTGCTTGCTATCGCTGGGTGGCTTGATCGGCATATGCCAACGATCTCGATGCTCATCGAGATGCTGTCGGAATGGATTACTGAGACTGCTGTGAAGGTGGACGACTTCTTCAGCAACTTCGGCAAGTACGCGAATGACTTCAAGGTGCTGTTCATCGACCCGGTGATGTCTTACATCCAACCTTTGATCGACTTGATTGAGGGCGTCGCGAGCGGCATCAAGGGCTTGATCGGTGGGGACACAGCGGCAGAGCGTCCGATGCCGGAGGCCGACGTGACGGGCCAGGCAGGCGGTGGTCAGGCGGCGGCGTTGCGCGAGGCCGCGGAGCGCGAGAAGGCGCTGGTCGGGCTCACGGGCGCCGAACGCGAAGCCGTTCTACAGGAGATGAACCGCAAGCGCCGAGGCATGGCCGCGGGTGGTGTTGCGCTCAAGCCGATGGTGCCGTTGATCGGCGAGGCCGGGCCCGAGATGGTCTTGCCTCTCAGGCCGGACGTGATCGAGCGCACGCTCGCGCCGATCATCCCGAGCATCAAGTTCCCGGCGCTCGACCGCCTCGTGGAGTTGGCGAGCAGCATCGACCGCACGCTCTCGCAGGGCACCATGCGCGTGCTGACCACGAACCCGGCGCAGCGAGCGCCGGACAGCGGCAGCGACATCGCGCTCGCGCCTGGCATGGTGGGGGGAGGTAGCTGGTGAGCCACGGCGCCGACTTGTCCTTCGCTGACCTCGTCCCGGGCTCGGCCTACTCGGACGTGTCGAAGTGCGCGCTTGTCTTGGAGGACGATCCCGTAGGCCCCGACTCGCGCCTCAACTTCGAGAGCTTCCCGGCGGAAGGCATCGAGGAATCGTACGCGGTCACGGGGTACCGCGAGATCGCTGCGGACCGCATGCCGCAGCCGGGCTTCGCGGCCTACCGCGGCGGCAACTGGTCTGCCTTCACGTTGGAGTTGAAGTTCAGGGCCGGAGATCATCTCGGGCGGACGGTGGACCTCAAGGCCCTGAGCGTCGCCGATCTTGAGGGCATCCTCACGACGATGGAGGCGAAGGCGCGGTGGTGTCAGGCGCTTTGCTTTCCGTTAAGGCGCAAGATTGGCGAAGCATACACACAGCGCATCTTTGGGCGTGCCAGTACGGGTGGCGGAATCAGTGAGTCCGACCTTCAGGCGGTAGGGTTGGGGCAACTGGAGCGCGTCGATCCGCCGTACGTCCTCGTGCAGTTCGGTTCGTGGTTGTCGATTCGGTGTTACGCGACGGGCTACTCCCTCAAGTGGGAGCACCCATTCCATCCCGACACGGTGCAGCCCTACGGTTGTACAGTGTCGCTTTCGTTGCAGCGGTTGGACCTGGATTACCCGACGTGGGAGTCCATCAGAGGCCAGGCTGGTGGGCTCCCACAGTCCCCGAGCCCGCGACGCATCCAAGGTACTAGCATCGTATCGAACACTGCGGCCCAGATCAGGGCTGCTAACCAGCGCGCGCAGAACGCAGCAGCCTTCGCGGCGGGGCGCATCGGCGCCGAACCCCCGGAATTCTTCTTCAGCGTTGGGGGTAGCTGATGGCTGAGGCGAAGCGCCCGTTCGAGCTTCAGCTTGATTTTACGTCAAGCTACAAGAGGACCGCGCTGTTCATTCAGGACGGCCGCGCGTTCTTCGGGCTGTGGCGCCCCCCGCAGATCACGCTCGACGGTGACGAGGAGCGCATCCGCGTACCGCTCGGGCTCGAAGGGCACCTCGACATCATCGCCCAGGTCACGCTCGGCGACCGGCGCTTCTGGCGTGCTATCGCGCAGGTCAACAAGATCGACTACCCGTTGGAGGAAGTCCGCGTAGGCGACGACATCATCATCCCGAAGCTGGAGAAGGTACGGGCGGCCTATCAGCAGGCCGGCGGGCGGGTGACATGACGACCAGCCCGTCCGCGAGCCTGGAGATGCGGCGCATCGACGCCACGGCGTTGGACATCACGCCGTTCGTCCCGCGGTTCGTGTGGACGGAGAGCCTCATCCTCGGTGGCTTCTACTGGACGATGGAGTTCAAGGCGATCCAGTGGAAGGAGTGGGACGACCTGATGATGGGGCGCGAGGGGCGCACCGTCCAGTTCCGCTTTCGTTCAGAGGAGGAGGGCGGCGCACAGTCGACGGAGTGGCGCACGGCGGTGGTGGACAAGAGCCGCGCAGCCTTCTCGCAGGACATCAGCATGATCGGCAACGTGAAGGGCGCCGACCGCGCGTTGCTCATGGCGCAGGTCGCGCGCACGCGTGTGTTCAAGCAGCGCACGGCGGCCGAGGTGCTGCGGATCATCGCGACCGAGCACGGGCTCTTGCCAGACATCGAGGACACGCGCGGGGTGCGTGACTGGTTCCAGGTGCGTGAAGATGACTGGACCTTCGCGCGGCGGTTGGCGCGTGGGCTCTCGACGGACTCGGGCCGTGGTGACGCCTACTTGTGGGTGGACGAGACCACCCTGCGCTTCGGGGCCCCGCCGATGTCTGAGCTTTCCGCGCGGCGCTACGATATGAACTCGGTCGAAAGTCGTGTGGACGGCTACGCCGTCGCGTACCACGGTCGCGAGGCCGATCGCGCCGGTGCCGCTACGCTCCGCGGCGTGGGCTTCAACTTCCGCACGAAGCTGCCGGTGACGTTCACCCTGGACGGCGGCACCGCGCAGACTCATCCATCCCTCGCGCGGAGAGTCCCGCGAGCCATGGAGGACGGGCTGCGCGTGTTCCCGGCCATCGAGCAGACGGCACCACGAGTCGAGGAGGTGGTGCGGTCGCGATGGGGTAGGCATGCTTCTAGGTACCTAGCGATGCGCGTCCGCACGCGGCCCGACCTGAGCCTGCGCCCGAACGTCGTCGTCTCGATGGAGTCGAACATGGGCGAACGCCGCGAGACGCCGTTCATGGGACGCTACGTCGTGGTCGAGGTTCAACACGTCCTGACGCGCGGCACCCTGGAGACCAACTTCGTGGCCTATCGCCGCGAAGCGCAGGAGGGTGACGCGCAGCCGACCGGCGCGAACGCGGACGTAGCCGGAACGCGCGATCAGTTCCAGGTCGCAGGCATCAACCCGACCACCATCGTCGTGGCGCAGGAAATTTAGCATGGACCAGGCGCAGACGATCGACGCCACCCCGCTTCACGACGACCCGTTGCCCCCGTCACAGTGGATCGGCCGCTGGCCCGGGGTCGTGGTGAGTACCCAGGATCCGCTTCGCCTCGGGCGCGTGCGCGTACGCGTGCCGCAGGTCTACGGCGACACGCCGGAGGACGACTTCATCCCGGACGGCGACTTGCCGTGGGCCATCCCGTCGTTCCCGACGCACGACTACCACGCCGACTTCGAGGTAGGTGACGGGGTGTGGGTCGAGTTCTGGGGCGGCAACCCGAACTTCCCCATCTGGTGCGGCCAGTTCGTCGGCGACGGTGACGCGCCGAGCGAGTTCACGAGCAGCTACTCGCCGACGCCCAAGACGCGGATCCTGCGCACGACGAACGGCCACACCATCGAGATGCGGTGGGTCGCTGGGCAGGAGAAGATCCGGCTCAAGACCGCCGCCGGTTCGTTCATCGAGATGTTGGACTCTCCGGTCGAGGGCGGCATCAAGATCGTGGCTGAGACGCCGGGCGGGCGGCGGATGGAACTGTCCGACTTCGCGGCGGCCTCGCGCGTCGCGATCGAGACGCCCACGCAGAAGGTCGAGGTGGTGGATACACCGACGCCGGCCGTGAACGTCACTGGAACGGCAGTCGTCACGGTGCAGGGCGGATCGGTGGTGCTGACATCGACCGGAGGCCCGCCGGTGACGCACACGTTCACCGGCCCGCTCGTTTACAGCATCTTGAGTTCGCTGACCTACACTATCGCGCTCGCGTTGACCATGACCATCACAGGTCTGGCGACTATCACCGGCGGGACGGGCCTGTTGCTCCTGACGTTGGCGGGCGTCGTATCGCTCGGGATGGCCGGCGCCAAGTTCAAGCTCGTGGACTCGCGCTTCTTCGCGTTCTACGACGCGCACACGCACCCGGTCACGACCGCACCAGGTGTCACGGGCGTGCCCACTGTCCCGTCCACACCTTCGGCTGCGGTGCTCGGCACAACTACGACCGAGGCCAACTAGCGTGTTTGCTAGGATCGCGGAGAAGGAGGCTATCGCGTGACCACTCCCCTTGTAGGCATCGACGCAGCCGCTACCCCTCCCGTCGCGAAGCGGTGGGTCAACGCCACGCCAGCCACGATGGGCGCCAACACCGCGAGCGCCACGCTGGCGTACACCGCCGCACGCGTCACGACGAACTGCTTCCTGCGTTTCGGTGGGGCGATCTTCCTCCTCACGCCCACGGCCATCTACCGCTCTGTCGATGACGGCCAGACGTGGGCCGCGGTGCTCACGTTCGGCGCGACGCAGACGGCGCTGGAGGGCCTGTTCATCTGCCATCAGATTGGCGTGCCGCGCCTGGTGGCGATCACGGCGGACGCGGCGAACGTCGCGAGCTTCTTCCACTCCGTGACGGGGCTGTCCGGCTCGTGGGTCGGCCCGCTGGGTGGCGTCCCGGGCACGACGACGATCATCAACGGCAACGGGCGGAGCTTCGCGCTCGGAGACCTGGTGGTCGGCGTCAACATCGAGAACGGCGGCGTCCAGTCGGTCGTCAGCTACCGGCCGTTCTCCGTGTCGTTCACGGCGTCCACGGTCCCGGCTGGCTTCGGGCAGGGTAGCCATCATCTGATGTGGAACGACACCTGGTGCGCCGTAGGTCGCGTGACCGGCAGCGGTGTCGGCCAGCTTGGGGTGACGCGCTTCGTGGGCGGGATCGGCACCGTCATCGCGATGCTCGACAACGTGGGCACCCCGGACTACCAGGGCGGCAACGCGTACCAGTGCGCTGCGTGGGTCGATCCGACGACGAACAACCTCGTCGTGATCGCGCGACAGAACTCGGGCGGCTTGTGGAAGGCGTTCGAGTGTACGTCTGGGTTCGCCGTCACCGATCGCACCGCTACGATGCTCACGGGCGGTGCCCTCACGGCCTTCGGCGCTCTCAGCAAGATCATCGGCGTCGTCTATGACCAGAGCGCCATGCCAGGTGCCGCGCCCCCTATCTACCTGATGATCGCTTCCAGCAGTGTGGCTGGCTCACTCGTCTCTCAGTTCCGCTACAACGGCGTGGGCGCGCTCATGGGCGACGGGCTCGGCAGCGAGAACGACCTCGGCGGCGACGTGCAGTTCGGCATGGTCAACAACAACATCGGCGGGGAGCGGTTCTTCACACCGCGTCCGGTCGGCGTCAGTGGGACGCCGGAGGTGGTCGGGACCGGGCGCGGCATCCTGGTCGTCGGCGGTACGCGGCGGAAGCTCAAGGTGTTCTACCCCCGCTCGCGGTTGCTCACGACGATCGGCGGCGCGCCGGCTACGCACGATCTTTCGACGACGCCGTTCACGGCCATCCCCATCCAGCCCGGGTCCGTGACGATCCGTGGCGTCATCGCGGCCGTGACGCAGATCGCGCAGGACAACGGCGCGGGCGTGTTCCCGATCAGCACGCTTCTCCCGGCGGGCGGTACTATCAACTACGGCACCGGCGCGATGACTGGTGTCACGGCGGTACTCGACGCCTCTACTCAGGTCGTGGGCCTGACCAACGCCGGTACTGGGAGCGTGCGCATCTACCGTTCCGCCGCTGTTGTGGAGTACCCAGGCGCTACGGCGCAGGCTGGGTTGTCGAACCCGACTGATGGTGGCATCTCGGGGGGAAATCAGAACGACGGTGTGCCGGGCGACGGCACCGAATTCCAGGTCACAGCAGCGATGCCGGGTTTCGTTTCTGGTGACCGCATCAACCTTCAACCCTACGTGGAGTAGAGGCAGCCATGCCGACTTTCATCTTCAAGAACGAGGCGTTGGAGGAGGTCGCGCGTGTCAGCGCGCCGCCAGGTTCGTTCGTTTACGGGTGTGATGGTCCGTGCGACCCGGACGATGTCCAGGTCGGTGACTCGGTTCGCGTTGGCGGTGGTGGGTTCCTCAAGGTCGCTGAGATCATCGCGGACGAGGTGTAGGCCATGGCGACCCCATTCTTGGCTGTGAACTACCGCAGCGGAACCCCGAAGGTGAAGAGGTACGCGAACGCTTCTTCAGGTGACCCGGTGGTGGGTGAGGTCACGTTCGGTGTCGTGGATACCTACACGGGCTCCAACGTGAACGGCTGGGGCTCAAAGAATCGAGTCATCCAGTTCGGTGCGGAGCGCACCTGGTATTGCGCCGTTGGCCTGAGCGTCTACAGGACCACGGACGCCGGACTCTCGTGGGCGGTGGTACACACTCTCACGATCAACGCCGGTGAGAGCATGACCAAGTCGGGGCTCCACATCGTCGATGTGGGTGGCGTCCCGACTATGTTCTGCGCTTATTGGAGGACCGCAGGTTCGTGGCGTATCTCCAAGACGACTGACGGGACAACGTGGTCCACGAGTGGTGACATCACCGTGGCTAACATCCTCTCCGCCAACCAGGCCATCGTGGATGAGATCATTTTCAATGGAGTGCTTTACCTCCTGTTGGTAAGTGCCAGCTCAGTCGCCGCTCGGATTTTCTTCTTCGACGCTGCCGCTAGCTCGGGTGGGGAAACCACTACGGGGATCGCGGTTGGTCACGTCGGGCTGTCCTGGGCGGCTTACCTCGGATCGCTGTACTTCGTTGGCCGGAACGCTGGCAACACCGCGATCATGCTCCACAACATCACGACCGGAGTCACGATCCCGACCGTGACGCTGTTCACTGGCACGCCCGCTGTGCTCCAGGGATTGCGTCATGCCGAGGGGTTCGTGGACCCGGCCACCGGCGACCTGATTTTGTGGATCTACACCACGACTGCGCTTGGGTGGCAGGTCTGGCGTGTGTCGCCAACACTCTCACCCACGGACATCACGTCTACTGTTCGACCGCTCACGCTTTCTGGTACGACGGGTGGAGGTAACGCCCCCGCGTCGAGCCGTA